AATATGAATATATATAGGGAATTTGATAAAGTCCGGCTTGGAGGTACACATGGACAGATATATTATCCCAAGCGATCAGCGGCCCGTAGGGCGGCCTAAAAAAACGCTCAAGGAAAGAGAGCAAAACAAATTGACCCGGAAGCAGGAACTTTTTGTGAAAGAGCTTGTTTCAAAGGACGGTCAAATCACCAAAGAGGAAGCGGCGATTGCCGCAGGCTACAGTAAATCCTCTGCCTACCAGAGAGCCTACGAGCTCACCAATCCCAAGATATCCCCTCATGTCTGCAAAGCGATTAGAGAGTATCGTGCAGAACTGGATTCCAAGTACGGCGTAGATTATGGCCGTCACCTCCGAGATCTGCAGATCATTCGAGATGAAGCTTTGAGCAACGGGGCATATTCTGCCGCTGTTCAGGCGGAGTACCGCCGCGGGCAAGCTCAGGGAGATATCTATGTCAATAAGTCTGAAATCAGGCACGGCACAATTGAAAGCATGAGCAAGGAAGAAGTCATGCGAGCCCTCAAGGAACTGAAGGAGCATTTGAATGAGCCAATTGATTCCGTGGCAATTGTCATCGAAGACGACGACCAAACCGCAGAAAAAGAAGGAAAGCTCCTTCTGGAAACAGATCAGGCAAGCTCAGAAGAAGACGTTGCCGAATTGGACAGCGAATCGAATTGAGACGTGGGCGGTCCCGGGCATTCCAGATGTCCTGTTCTGCACTGGTGACAAGTTTGTACTGGCAGAGCTAAAAACCACCTGTACCAACCGGGTCCGTTTATCGCCCCATCAATTAAGCTTTTTTTCCACCCATCAAAATGCCCCGGCTTTTCTGGTGATACACGTCACCAGATCTGACGGGGAATCAATCTACCTGTATTCGGCAGATCAGGTATTGGAAGTGCATGATCACGGGCTATCTGTGCCGCCGCTATTACTGACCAATAAGCCTTTTGATTGGCCTGAACTTTTTAAGTTGATATCCACATAGGAATCCCATACTATTGCGTTTCCATTTACAAAAATAGGAGCGTCTAAATGAACGCTAATGAAACGCAAGTAAAATTTATCTCGTTTATAAAACCAACCAATATGCTCACCCCAAAGGAGGAGGTCCTGAAGGAAATGCTCGACGGGGATGATTCTGAAATTGATTTTGCCCTGCCGCAAGGATGGGTAAATTCAGTGACTCGATTCCTGAAGGCGTTTTGCCCTGAAGGATACAGTGATGTGCATATCCCTTCACATTTCGTATGGCGGTACAGTCTGGACGCGAAGCTTTTTGGAAAGCCGTACCCTATTACCGATCAGGGAATCGAGATCCTTTCCCTATTGGCCCTGACCCCACCTGAATTATGAGGGCCCTGAATGTTTATTCTATGGATTTACGACTCAATTGTGCTATGGAATATCGAAAGGCGCAGGAAGCGAAGGGAAAAGGAAAAAGAAAATGCAAAAAGCAAAAAATAGAAAACCAGTAGATAGTCAGCCTGAATACAGGACCGTTGGCGTGTTTTATCAGGATAAAAACGGCGGAGTAATTACAGGCGGATACAGGACCTTTCTAGAGGTCACCCCATCACCCAAAAAGAGGGCAAGATAATGTACTTGATCAGCAAAGGATCAACCGAAATTTTTCTCAAAGTGAAACGATTAAAGGATGCATATCGTTTTTTCAAAAAGGATGCCCCAGAAATGGATTACTGGGTGTACAAGGGATCCAGACTACTGTGCCCTGATCTCATGACATTAAGCCTGTACAAGTTTGACGGGCAAAAATTGGTCAAAACAAATAGGACTATGCATTTTCCCGCAATCTGAAAATTGGCCCGCTCCGGCGGGCCTTTTTTTGGGGGGTTTACATATACACAAAAAGTATGAGACCATTCCCTCACTGGCAAAAAGACCAGTTAAAAACTAACTTTTAAAAAAGGAAAATTATTATGTCAAATTATACAACTGCAACTACTCTGGAAGATCTCTTAATTCAGGTAAAGGATCAGTCTGCCCGTAATCAGGATTACATCTGGCATTCCGGTGCGATGGATATACAGGGCGATCATAATCATACCCAGATCATAATCGAGCAGGACCGCGGCGTACCAACGCAGACCCTGCAGACTAATGATCTGGCATTCGATCAGATCAATCAGGGCCTGAACATTGATGTCAGGACTGGCCGCCGCCTTCGCAATACCACGCCGGACCAGTACCATGCATTGGTTCGCGCCCAGTTAGAAAATCACAATCGCAATAAACTATTGCGCACGCGAGAGCAGGACGATGGTTCACTGGTTTGCCGGGCGGTGCTCTCTGATCGATATAAGACGTTTGATCATAGCGATATGCTGATGGCCACGCTTCCAACCCTGATCGAAGACGATGCCCGTTGGAAATTGGTGCGCGGCGACATTACCGAGCGGGCCATGTATATCCAAATGAAATCGGAGGTAATTACCGGCGAACCTGCAGTGGGTGACGTGATGGCCCTTGGTTTGCGCCTTAGCAATAGCGAAACCGGTTGCGGCAGTGTTCAGGTTGCGCAATTGATCTGGACTCTGGCGTGTTTAAACGGAATGCAGACCGGCAATAGTTCGCGCAGTGCTCACCTGACCAGTGCGCGGGCCGATACCGACACGTGGGAAATTCTTTCTGGTGAAGCAAAGGATGCGGACAACCATGCGTTGTCGCTCAAGCTTCGCGATACTGTCACCAGTTATGCATCGTCGGAAAGTTTCGATCAGGTCCTGACGGCAATGGCGGAGGCGCATGAGCAACCAGTAAATAGCGCATCGGCGGCAGTGGACCAGATCCAGAAACAATTCAAAACAGTTATAGGAAAAGCTGATACTGATTTGATTATGGACGGGCTCATGCAGACGTTACAGCAATCAGGCTATAACCGCGGCGGCGGCGTGACTCGCGCCACAATGGTTAATGCTTTAACTGCAGTCGCGCACAAAAAAGACCCAGATGAAAAACCGGCTTGGGAAAAACTAGGCGGCGAGCTCCTGACTCTTAATCCGCAAGACTGGTCCCGGATCGCAGAAGCCGCCTGATCGCTTACGATTCCTTTTTTGGCCCGCTACGGCGGGCCTTTTTTTGCCTGTAATTTATGCCCGCCGCGGCCTCCTGTAAAAACTAGTATTTGCACATAAAAACCGCATATAATGGGCATTCCAACTAACCGAAAGGAAAAAAAGATGGAAAACAACTTAATAGCAACAAGTCGGCCCATTGCGAAATGGTCCGCCATGTCGGGGAAAATGAAAGATATCCCGGCCCTGAACACTTCGCCCCTGAATAACTCATTTTGCGTTGGTATGCATGAGAGTAAAAACGAAAGTATCTGTTCTCATTGTTACAGCGTGAAGGCCCTGAAGGGATACCGGAAAAATTGTGACGATCGTTTCCGGGAAAATGGCGATGTCCTAACATCTGGACCAGTACAGGTCCGGGATGTTGAAACATTGCCGCCGGTGCGCATTGCCCGCTTTTCTGGTCATGGTGAACTGCATGACGCACAACACCTAAAAAACCTTTACCAGATCGCGGAATGGTATCCGGAAACTACTTTCGCGCTCTGGACTAAACGCAATTCAATTGTGCGCATGGTAGGGATTGAAAGATTAGAGCAAGGGCTCTGGCCATGTCCTGATAACGTGGTACTGGTTTATAGCAATGGCAATATTGACCAGATCGACGACACGCCGCCGCCGGGGTTTCATAAGGTTTTTAATAACACCTCTACCTTAACCGCCGCGGACAATTGCACCGGCAAAAAATGTGCTCAATGCCTGAATTGTTATTCGCGCAAGGGCCCTGTTTCAATCGTAGAAAAAATCAAACATTAATCGGAGGATTAAATTATGCACTCTATAAATACTCTTGGAATTTGCATTGATTATGATCTAGATCTGGATCATTACCTTAACGACATCCTGGAACTGATCGCGTTTGATAATGCGCAGGATGCTATCGATCTGTTTAACACTGCCGCGGATGCGTTTTGCGAGCGCGACTGGCTACTGGTAAAGAATTACTGCGAAACCAGAATTGCGGGAATGATCCGCGACGATATGCGCCTAGAACGTTACAAGGAAAATGACGAGCTCCGCCTTCGCATTGATGCCTTAGAAAAACAAATCAAGGAAATGAACGGCACAATATAATTTAATTCTTTTCAGTGAATTAAGGCGGCCCACGGGCCGCTTTTTTTTGTCCAGAACTTATGGCCACTGGTTCCCGGTTACTGGTCCGCGGGCCCAGATCCGCGGTCCTACGTTAAATCCCGCCAGTAACTGGTCCAGATCCGCGGGCCGGGGTCCAGCTGGTCCAGATCCGCGGATATTAATATTTTTAGTTACTGGGCCGGGCCTTTTTGGTCCAGATCCGGGCCAGCAGAACTCCGAAAAACGGGCCGGGGCCCCGGGGCAAATTGAGGCAAAATCCAAATATTAGTAAATTCGCTTTAAAATTCGCGGCGCAAAGTAGGCGGAGCAGGGAGCGGGGGCTTGTGCAGGTTTTTCACGAACAATCATATAAAAAAACCATATGAAAAAATGGCCAAAAAAAATTATAAAATGGCCAAATATTGATATGCGACTTATCCGAGATGTTATGATATATTTAGGGTCCCTTGGGGCCCCCTATATAGGATCATATTTTATGGACGATGAAATGGTACGACTTGAGAATTTTGACGATGCTATCCTTGGCCGCGGACACCGGTTCGGGGATAAAGCGGTACTGGTTTATGATGTCGAAAAATGTATTGATATACTAATCGAGAACAGCGAGCCGCGGATGGAGAGAGATGAAGCGATAGAATTTTTTGACTTCAA